TGTCTCAGTTGGTGGGTCATTGAGAGTCGGATCTGAAGTTGTAAGAGTATTAAATGTATATAACCAGCGAAAAGTAATAAGAATTCAGAGAAATGAGGGTGGAGGAATTGGTATTGCTCATACTTTAGGATCAAATATTGATGTATTGAACAATCAAATCAATATTCCAGTTAAAACTAAGAAATTTGAGTCTAAGACAAACGATATAGTATATTTTAATGGTCCTCAATCAGTAGGTGTTGGTACAACA